CGATAGCCTTAGTCTGGGGCTTTCGCCCCAGCCAAGATTCGCCGTGTTTGATTGCCGCCGCCTGGCGGGGCGTAATCTGCTGTAAATAAGCATCATGCGCCCACAGGCGACTACCATCAATAATCACCGGCACATAGGTTTTTCCCAACTCTGTGTTGACAAACTTGCCGCAGTCATCCGCTGTCACCAGCGTTCCAACGGACAACTTTTTTACCACATTGCCAGTCTTACTGGACGGGAAGTCCCGCAAGGGAACTACTTTCTTTACGATGTAATACATTATGTTCCTCCTCTTACCCAATCGCAAACACCGGACGAACGCCACGGTTATCTGCCGCACTAGGGGCGTTACTAGCCCCATTTCCATTCATAGCTGCGAAAAAAGTGCTGGAGACCACATCCCTAAGCCAGAAGGACTGACGATTGTTTGCGGCAGACGGGTTGAGCCTAAACAACGATAACTGCTGTTTGTCGATTGTGTACCGAGGTGTGATGGTGCTGCCGCTTACCGTGGGCGTAAACATACACATCCCGTATACCATGATTTCGTTGGGGATTTCCACGCTTGAATCACACCATACGCCCGCAGACGGACGACCATCTGTAACTGCGTTGACAAGATACTCTCTGTGTGTCAGCAACAAATCGCCAAAAGCACTTGAGATAGTGGCCTTTGCTGTCTCAAGGTTCTCAGTGTACATTTTACTCCCCACATAGCCACCGGTGGTCGTATTGGTTTCGTTCATCTGAGCGTTGTATAAGGGTGTATCCGGCATCAATACTAGGTGATTCGTTGCAAATGCAGTATCTCCCGTATTATACCAATAGTTCATATCGGCAATAACATATTTAACCTTGTTAATCGTCCAATAATCACCAATATACAAATCATCAAACGTGCCGTTCTGGATAGCGGCTTTCTGGGCGGCAGTGACAGATGTTCCCAGATTCTTGCCCCGATAGATGTTCCGGTGCTGCACAGCACTAACTGTCTGTGCGCTCCATGCGCCGTCAACCACCTGGAGGATTTTGTTATTGTCGTCTGCGGTGACTGTGGGCAAAACTGCACCGCTTAGGGCTTTTTCAACGGCTTCGTCAACTTCGGCACCCTTGTATTTACTCGTATAAGCCATATTTTTCTAACATCCTTTCCAGTTTTTCAATTCTGCGTTCTTGTTCCTGGATGACCGACACCATAGGAGCAATCAGTTCCTGGTAATCCAGATACCAGTCCAGCTTTTCATCGTCAATTTCTTCAAACGCACGATTCTCAGTGTCGTCCTCTATGTCGTTCCGGTGAGCGGCGAAAACGGCTATATCGCCCACCGTGTGTTTTGCCGCATCCGCTACATCCTGGGCTACAAACCCCATATGTCGCCGACCTGTGCCGTCCTTAAACGTGTAAGTGGTGGGATTCAGGCTCATTAAAAACGCTTTAGAGGTATCATCTAGTGGCTGAAAATTTTCCTTACGCTTTCTATCGGATGTGGATAATGTCGATTCCGATTTGCGGTAAATTGTGCCGACGTAAATTCTGCGCCAATAGTAATCAGAGCCACCTAAATCTTTTTCATTTGGGCGGCTGGGGTCAATATCAGATGCTACGGCTTGCGTTCCAAATTTCACATTATTGAGCCACAAATAATCGTCATCTGTTTTCGCTACAATCAACCCGTCCTCTATCAGGGATAGCTCATCATCATAGTACTGTAATGGACGATTGGGGTAGATTGTGATGCCACTACAACGTAGATTACCATACCCCGTCACGCCGAACACCAGCGGAGATGCTAAGCCGTCTGCACTTGATTTCCATCTATCACCAGTCTTTTTAACCCGTGCGTACAAAAACTGGTCTGTAATACTTGAAATCGGCTTCATTCCGATTTCTGCGTCAACATTCACGGAAACATAGGAATCGTCATTACTTGTGGGGTCAAATGCTTTAATCTCCGTATTTATCGCCTGTGTATACAGTGAGTTTGTAGCATAATGTACGGTTTTATCTGCGCTAGACGATATGTTAATCTTGCCAATAGTACCGCTATTCGCTGTGATTGTACCGGAAAAGCTACCATTTGTAGCCGACATTGTGCCTTTTTCATCCAGCGTGAAATTACCACTGTTAATTAGCAGTTTTCCGGATTCAAAAGTTACTGTGCCACCTGAAACTGTAACGGAAGATGTATCTTCTGCAAACTTCTGTCGGATATCACTCATATCCAGAGTTCCGGTTTGCTTTTCATCGCCTACTACCAGTTCGATTGTGGCGGTTCCACCTAACTCACCGCTTACGGACAAGGTGATGCTATCGGCGAGCTGTTCGATTTTGCTTTCAACTGTTTTCACTTCGGAGCGGGTATAGCCGTCTGTCAGCAGCACCGGCTCAGTCCATTTGATTGCGCCGTCCAGGTATTCCACCCGATAAGAGAGCCAAACGTATTCGCCATCCTCTGCTGTTGGTTGCGCAGTCACCCAGGTTGCCGCTAACAGCAAAAACGGTTCACTGCCGCCAGAGCTGGTGATAACATAGTATTTTCCACCGTCAACTTCCAGTTCTTCGGTGTTCACGTCCACCCCTGGGGCAGAGGGCGGTGTGGTAGAAGAAGTACCCAACGCATAATAGGGTGTCATTTCCTTACTCTGTAAGGAGCTTACAGCGTCCGTAATATCGGTCTGCCAGACCCTAGATTCAATTTTCCCTTGCACAACACTAAAATCTGTCTCTAACGTTGTCACCTTGGAGCGGGTGTAACCGTCTGTCAGTAGCACCGGTTCAGTCCACTTAATCGTACCGTCCAGGTATTCAACTCGATAGGACAACCAAACATATTCACCATCTGCCGCTGTGGGCTGTTCCGGCACCCACGTTGCCGCTAACAGCAAAAACGGTTCACTGCCGCCAGTTCCGGTGGCGACACAGTAAATTTCACCGTCAACTTCCAGTTCTTCGGTGTTCACGTCCACCCCTGGGGCAGAGGGCGGTGTGGTGGAGGATGTACCCAATGCGTAATACGATACTATGTCTTTTACGCCGTCGCTTTCGACGCTGTCAAACACTTTGGTGATTGATTCTGAGCCGATTTTTACCCATTCGGCGTTGATACCGTTAGATTGGATGATGTCCATCACCAATGCGCCGTCTACAGTATATCCAAAGGGGTAAGTCTGCCCGCCGTCTGTGGAGAAGGCGATTGATTGAGAGTTTACCTGCACCACATAGGTAGAGTCATCCAGACTAGGCTTGTCATGCAGATAATACACGGATGAGCCGTCAGCCATTTCAACAGGGGTGATATAAAGTCCATTCCCCTCGCTAATAGCCTGTTGAAGTCGCTCATAGGCAGTTCTTCGGTCTATTCGCTCTTTAGATACCAGCGTCAGGGCATTGGATTGGTTGCGGTTGATAATGTCAGTCAGACTCTCGGTGGTGCCAAAAGTCAGCGTATTTTGAGCTTCATCAAGTGGGTCAATGGCCAACTCCGTTAGCTCGGATGTCATGTCAATATCATGGGGAGGGCTGGAGATATGGACAGCATCACCCAAAAAAATGGATGTGACGGAAGAGTCCAACTGCGCCATATCCACGGCATTGACAGTAATTGTCCTGATTGGGGATGTAACGGTAGAGAGATATGCTTGCGCCTTTTTGAGCAGATTGTCAGCTATGGTCACGTCATCCCAAGTCACGCAGTCCTCAATCCAGCCGTATTTTGCTACAGCTTCGCTGTCCGAAACATATAGATTGCCGCCATTGACGGATTCTACTGTAAGCCGGCTTCCTGTTTCGCCATCCTCCGTTTCAACTGCCGCTCCCAGCGGCAGGATTGCTGTCACCACATCCCCGTATTGGATATCTGTGGCGATATCCAGCAGATTGTAGCCAAAATCTACAGGCTGGCTGGCAGTGCTGCCATAAGAGTCTAGGTAATCCAGATATCGCTTACCGTTCTCATAGCGCACCCGCAGATATCCACCAAGGGATTCGTTTACCAGTTTTTCCGTGAGAACGTCCAAAGACCTGCTGTATTCTTGGCAACTTCGGGTTATATAATCATTGGAATCTGTTACTGTGATATTGCCAACGTATAACCGCTTGCGTTCATCCACTTTCGCATTGTGAGTTGCCAAAACATCACGAATTAAATCGTCTGGGCTGCCGGAAAAATCATAGGGAGGATACCAGGTGTCGTATAAATACGCCAAGATGCCCTCACACTCCAACGTTCCTGTGCGGGTAAAATTCTGCTGGGCGGTGATTGCCCGCCCACGGAACAGCTCTACGCCGTTACGGTAAAAAATAATTTCATCCGTCAGGCAGATGATGTTATCCTTTGCTGGATTAACCACTGGAATGCTAATTGTAAGCTCTCCGGCTTTGCCCATACCCAGAGACAGCTTACAGGCAGTCAGGCAATAATCACTATCTCCTGGGGTGTACAGAGGATTTTCCACCGTTTCTCCATTGTGGATATATGTAATTTTGTACATTGTTTTTTACCTCATAAGGACTTTTCCCCAGCAGCGTTTGTTTTGTATGGGGCGCAGACAAATTCAACGGTGACGCTGTACAGCGGTCCCTTAAGACTACAATCAGTTACTGTTCCCCGACCTGTATAGTAATAGTCATCATCGCCATCAAAAGCAATTTCGCTTTCCACACCATGAATCAGTGCCAAAAGGTCACTTAAAAAAACAGACCACAGCTTACCGCTCAACTGGGCTGTGCTCTGAAATGTCAGGGTGATTTTTCTATCCTGATAGTGCATCATCCCGTCCAAAGTCGTAGACAAGTCAAGAGAGCCATCACGACCTGGTATGGTTAAGTAAGTTGTTTGCGGTGTGGGCTGACCGATTTCAGCCTCTGTCAGATACATACCCAAATCAGTCAGACAGTGTTTGCCGTTTATTGTTACTCCAATTGTCATCCCTGCCTCATCCCCTTTGCCTGTAACTTGCCCAATGCTGTATTCATTGCCGGAGCCATATGACCAACCATGGCGGTCTTGTCCAAATACACCTTCATATTTGCGAGTTGTGGCAGATAATCTGCTAACAGTTCCAGCATCTGGTCAAACTTATCACCCAACTCCTCGGCGGTATCAACGGTACCCTCGTCTAGCACAGACTGCATCATGCTCATTAGTGTATCCGCACCGGATACAACTTCCGGTCCCGCTTCGCCGCCACCTAGCAGAGAGCCACCTGCGGCACCGAAAATACTTGCGTTGGTTAGCAGGAGGGGATTATCCATGGCAGATTTATACCACGATACGCTAAACGTTGGGACACTTGGCGGAACCAAGCTGAAAGACCCCTTGATGGATACATGTGGCATCTTCAATTTTGGCAGGCTCCAAGAAAAATCAAAAAATCCCTTGATTTTATCAATCGTGTTTTTTACCGTATCTTTCGCCTTAGTAATCGGATTTGTGATTGCCGTCTTAATGTTGTTCCAGGTGTCAGACACCGTGTTTTTAAGTGTATTGAATGCGTTGGATATCGTGGTTTTGATGGTGTTGGCAACCTCACTCACAGTGGTTTTAGCAGCATTAATCGGCGTGGAAATTGCAGTTTTTATAGCATTCCAGATTGTAGAAACCGTGTTCCTTACCGAATCAAACACGTTGGATATCGTGGTTTTTACAATATCGACTGCACTGGAAACCGTGCTGCTGATAGCACCCCATACTATGGCAATCACATTACTAATTGTACTCATAACGGTGGAGATTGTTTTACTGATAGTATCCCACACAGTTGAAATCACGCCGCTGATTGTGTCCATCGCTGATGAAATCACATTAGATATGGTATCAATCGCTGATGATACCAGCTCCTGAATAGCATTCCAAGCAGTTTCAATCGTTTCATGGCAGTTTTCCCAAATGAAGGCAAACGGTAGAGTGATAATTTGAAACGCTGCATTCAAAATGTCTCCAAGAAGCATTACGCCGACCTGAACAACATTACAAATTATTTCCCATGCAGAAGAAACAGTTTCCTTAATGTTCTCCCATATGTTCTTCATGGTCTCCCAAAATCCAGAGATAAACCCAGCTACACCATCAATCGCTGTAGTTGCAGCAGATGTGACAGTTTCCCATAGACCGCTCCAGAAATTGCGAAATCCCTCACAGTTATTCCAAAGGTAGATAAATGCTGCCACAAGCCCTGCGATTACGGTAATTACAACACCAATAGGATTTGCGGCTAATACAGCGTTAAAAGCTGTGAAGGCAGTCTTGGCCGCTGAGACAACCGATGTCACAGTAGTAACCAGCGTAGATATTGTGCCAATAATCTGCCAAGCAGCAAAACCAGCTGAAACCGCAACAATAACCGCCTTGAAAGTTTCCGCACTGGGAGTGGCAGACATGAGCCAATTTGCAAAAGCAGTAATCCATGTAACAGCCGTTTCCAGTCCTGTGGCCACAGTTTCCACCACTGTTGACAATGTATCAAATGTGTTAGTTGAGGTCATAAAATCCATAATATTGTCATTAACCGGACCCACGGCATCACCTACAGCTATAAACAGGTCGTCAATAGCATCCAACACAGGGGAAAAAGTATCAGACAGAAAGACCGATACTTCATTAAATTTGTCTAGTAAGTCCTGAAAACTGAATCCTTCCAACGGATTAGACAAGCTCGCAATCATTCCCGCCGCTCCATCTAATCCAATCGTCTCCAGTCCTGATACAACCAATTCTTTGATGTTTGCCAGAATATCACTCACAATGCCTGGGAGTTCTGCCGCAAGATTAACAAACAGCGTTCCGGCTCCGGCAATGAGCGATACGCCCAGTCCAGGCAATTCAGTGAGGATATTGCCAACCATAGGCAAAAGATTGCCTACTAAGAACGTTTGAGTCGTCTCTAACAGCGCATTCAGGGACGGGCCAATATCCTCCCCCAAAGATAGATTGCCTAGTAAATCCTTTGCCGCCGCTTTCATGGATGCCAGAGAGCCTGAAAATGTTTCGGATGCCTCCAGAGCTGTTGTACCAGTAATACCCATCTCTGTCTGAATGACGTGGATAGCATCAACTACATCAGCATAGGAGGAAATATCATATTCCACACCGGAAATTGCCTGTGCATCTGCCAGCAAACGTTGCATTTCTGATTGTGTGCCTCCGTAGCCGAGCTTCAGGTTGTCCAACATTGTATAGTTCTGCTTGGCAAATCCCTGATAGGCGTTCTGGATATCCTCCATATTGGACCCCATCTTGTTTGCGTTGTCGGACATATCTGTCAACGCCGTGTTTGCCTTTTCGGCAGCAGCCTCCGTATCATTGCCCATGCTTTGCAGCAGGGATGCGGAAAAGCCGGTAATGGTCTGCATATATTCGTTGGCAGACAGACCAGTAGTCTTATATGCTTGCGATGCATATTCTTTGACCTTATCCGCACTATCTTTAAACAGCGTTTCGATGCCGCCAATAGATTGCTGAAGCTCTCCACCCTGGTTCAGAGAGGAAGTAATAATTTTGCCAATGCTCGCCGCCGCCACGACCTTCTTGATTGCAGATAGCATTTTGGCCGTAAAGCTTTGTCCTGATGATTCTCCAGCTTCAGCGGCTTCACCACCTAACGCTTTGGTGATGCCGCCCTTGATGCCGTCTGCCGACGGGATGATTTGTACGTATGCCTTTGCCAGTTCAGTTGCCATATGTTTCACCACCTTTCGCTTTTGCCAGAGCCTTTTCAAATTCCGCCGATGTGTTAAACGCTGCAATAGGTTCTTTATCTGTATGCTCCGACTGTCTCATTAGCTTCTTTGTAATAGACTTAGGCGCATTACGTTTATGCTGTGCGTCCTTGGTTTTCATCCACACCAACATATTGAGCGCATCAACTGTCATTGCCAGTAAGAGCGTATCCTGTCCGACCTGCATGCCGGACATTTTTTGTTTAATGCGTGAGTTATCCCTCAGACCGGATGCAAGGGTTGCCAGTAATGATACCGGCAACCCCTGATAGTTAAATACCTTGTAAGTCTCCGCAAGGTCGCAAATCAGCGCATCCTTGTCTGTCGCAAGCATCTCGGCGAGGGTTATTAGTTTTTTCCGTTGCTCCCTTTTGCAGCGAATACTTCTGCAATCGCCTCTGACACCTCATGAAGGGGCACGGTGCCATCTTCCAATCTCAAATGATTATATAACCGGTTGCGCTGCTCACTGCCAAACACCAGCTTGCACACAGTGGAAATCGCAAGAGGGTTTTCCCCGCCAGCATCCGCCAGTGCATCAATCAACTCCATATTCTCAAATACGGAGTCTGAGACCTCATATGCAAATCCACTTTTAGTCGTTCCCGTCATGCTGATTCACCTCACACAGTAGCTGTAGTCATATACTCGTAATGTGTATTGCCAGCATCGTCTACCATAGCAGTAATCGTAATCTGATATCCTACGGCACTTTCATCAGAATATCCGATTTCTCCGATTTCTGTGACAAACGCCTTGGGTACTACAATGCGCTTTGCACCGCCGCCCTGCAGTACCAGCTCAAACACCCAACTGGACGCACTCTTTTCTGTGGTGTTGGCCTTAACAACGAGTCCGGTTGCTAGAGTGCCCGAAACGTTGTCATCGCCGTAGACAGTTTTCAACACATCGGGATTGGTGGATTCGAGCAGCGTAAAGCCAAAAGTATCCGTCTGGTCGGAGTTATAGGTATAGACGATATCACCGCCCCATGCCTTGATGTTATTGCTGGTAGGGGAGTTGCTGTTGGTAAAGCCATCATCAGACGCATATCCCAGACAAACAAACTTTTCATCGAGCGCAACAGTCGCAGATGTGGGCAATGTAGTCCCAATGGGCGCACGGTAGATTGCGCCGCCAATTTTGGGTTTGCCAATGTTTACATTAGCGGTGGAATTTGCCATTTTAAATTATCCTTTCCTTCAATAGTGAGTTAGGTCATACACCGCCTGATAGCGGTATTTTTTGTTGTTTGTGTCCGTATAGTTATAGTCGCTGTTTAGTCGTGAACTGCCAACTGTGGGCAGGATGGTAAGCTCATCCATAGCCTGTTTCACCAGTTTATTGAGTTCTGCCGCTTGTGCCAGTGTAGGGGCATAGGACTGAATAGCTAATGTGGAGCGTGTTACCTTGTTTTCCCGTCCACTCCCTACTTTCTCCACAACCACATACGTCTTTGGCGGTATTTCCGGCATTTCCATATAGGCAGGGATTCCCAAGGTTTCTCTTAGATAGTCCAGCACAATTTTCTCAATCATCTGGAGCCGCCTCCCAACGCTTTGAGCAGGGAGTTTGTCTGTGCATTTTCTCTGACGGCTTCTGCCGTAACGGTTCTGAGGGATACATTCACACGGTTTTTACCAACGTAGGCATCCACCCCATAGCCATCGCCTAAACGAGCAAGTGCGTCATTGGCATAGCCTGTACAGATATCCATCATCTCCTGGGAGCGGAGCAAACTTCGTACCCCAGAGCGTTTTAGTTTCACTGTGACATTACCCATATCGTTCCACCTTCACTTTTTTGTTCCAGCTTAACGGAATCATTTCCTCAATGCCCTGTATAACACCACCGTAGGTTCTGAATTTCTGCCCGAAGAACTCCACAGTCACTTTTGACCAATCGTGAGCATCTCCTTTTGGCAGAGCCAGCGTATAAGCAAGTCGCTTACCATATAGTTGAAGGTCGTTGACAATATCATCTGTGGACGGTTCGCCAATTAGGACATTGGACACCGTTTCCGCTGTTTCCTCATAGACAGGAGCGTTGAATATATCCACTCCCGTCTGCGTCTTGACGTACAGGGTAACGTCAATTCCCTTTATGCCCATAGAGGTCAATCACCCCGTATTTCTGTCTCAGTAGCCCCAAGCGTTTTAAATCGTTGTTCAGGATATTTAGTACACCACCGCCTGGCAAAGCATAGGTTCCGCTCCAGGTGTATCCCATGGCGGATTGAGATTCCTGGGAAAGTAAATTACTGTTTTCGGTGCTTTGGGACAGCGTTCGTGAAATAATTCCAACAGTCACATTTTTCACTAATTCTAAGGAAATTTCCCCTGTTGTAATCATTACGTCCAAATCTTTTCCACGCTTACTGGCTTCCTTTCTCAGTGCGTCGCATACGCCTGGAAGCAATGCCTCTGCCCTGTATGCTTCTTTTGCTGTCAGGGTGCGCCAAAGCACAGCAACGTCGTCAACAGTTGCGTAGTTGCTCATTATTTTGCGCTCACAATGCGAACAAAGGAGGATGCGTCAAGAATGCCCCAGCCCACATATGCCTCAGCACGGAGAACGACCTGGTTATAACGCTTCAGGTCACCCAGACCATCGGGGTCGCCGTACTCAATGACCTCCACGGGTACCTGCTCGGCATAGCCCCACTTAAAGGCATTCTGGAAATCGCCTACAATCGCACGGTCAGTGCTAGAGCCAAAGGCTACAGTGCTGTTAATGTCAGAGGTCATACCTCCAAAATTGCCAGGGTTTGCGCCAAAGCGGAACTCAGGATAAAGATACATCCCTGTGCCAGAAGCCTTGATCTTTCCCAGAGCGGAACCAGCA